TATGTAATCTTTCGTGATGTACTTTACAGAGGGTATAAAGATTATCATTACTTAACCTAGCGAACTCGTCTTCATAAAATTTAACTCTTAAAGAATTAATAGTATCTACAGAGTCAACTTCTTTAATGTTATTTTTTATACACCAGGTTTCAAATAACTGAGAAATTGAATATATATGATGAAGCTCTAATTTTTCTTTACATCTACAGATATAACACTCATCTCTTATTTTATAATCTTTTTTTATGTAATCCCTAATATATTTAATAGGAATTCTCTTTAAATTACTCATTTAAATAACTTTACCAAAAGCTAGACCCCGTGTCCAATCTTTAATTTTTAGAAGCTGTAAAAGGGGAACGAAAATTATGAATAACTTCCCATCTTTTCCTAAAATGATCTGGATGTTTATTTAAGCCTACACTACCTTCCTCTAATAAATTAACTTCTGTTTTAATTGTTCTATGTTTTTTCTTATAATAATCAGTCATAGATAACGAAACTTGTATATCATCACCCCTATCTTGAGTTCCCCAAGGATCTAAGTAATTATCCCATATCTCTTTTAAATGTGGAATTGAAACAGCTATACAAGCTCCAACTGCAATGTCAACTTCTGAATCTATGCACCAGTGACTTTTTAAATTTTCATAATTATTAGCTAGTGTGATTTCTGATCTTCCGTATATAGATACTAGTCTATCAGGTGTTTTTTCAATTTCTTGTCTTAAACGAATAATACAATGAAAGGAAGGATCAATATCATCATCTAATATTATAGCATAACGACAAGATAATCCTTTAGCTACTCTCCAACGTTCAATACACCAACGATTCTCAGTATTATTTATAACTCCTACTCCAGGAATAGGTGAAAGTTTAATATCAGGATTATTATTTATAATTAATATAGGAATTTTATTTTTAAACTTAATAATAAGTTTAGCAATATTATCGGGTCTTTTATAATTTAATATAATAAGGATGGTATCTTTAAGCATAAATAGAAGCAGACTTCTTTACATAAGTATAGATTGCATATCTTACAGCATCAGAAGCATGAGAATTATCATCATGAATAGTTGTAGGCTTATCTGTATTAGGATTCCATTTATAATTAGCTAGTGAGGTAAATGCTTGAAATCCTGTCTCTCTATCAAAAATAAGCTTATCGTGGTCTATAAGAGCACATAAAAAGTTTATACCATCATTCACAGATTTAACAGCATTTTCACAATATATATCATAATCACCTGCAAAGTCAGCACGTAGTTGCTGAGCGGCAGAATCAATATATATCATATCTATCTCCCATTGTTCTTCAAGTTTTTTAATATTATCAGCAAGTTCTGAAGTAGTTATTTCACCAGATATGTCTTCGTCAATTACATAATATTTATCACCATCTGTAGCTATAACAATAAAAGCATTTTTATCTCTATACCCTACGTCTAGTCCACCTATAACTTCATAACGATTTAAATTAGCTTTAATATGACTTAAATCTTGTACATGTCTATCTTCATTAAGATTATAAACTTGCATTTCTGTAGTAGTCCAATCGCACTCATATTCTTGAGCAAAAAGTTTATGAGAAGTAGATTTACGTGCCTCTTCAATATCTTTCATATTAAGTAGAGGATTAGCTCTCCAAGTATAAAGAGCACTGCCCCAGTCTTCATACTCGTCATCTTGTCCACGCTGATAGTAATCATATAAATAGTTTGTCTTACCACGAGGGGTCGAAATAAATAAAGCACGAGAATCTGGGTATGTAGAAAGAGCAGGTCGAAGATCGCGAGTAAAATACTCATCGTCAGGGATAATTGCAGCTTCGTCTACAATTATAAGATGTGCTGCACGACCAACTAATGAGTCTCTGTTATTAGCAGACATAAGCCTGAAGGTAGATCCATTAATAAGTTTTACAACTTTATCTTTTTGATTAAAACGCTCTACTTCAATTTGTAAATTACGAATCATATCCGTAACATAATCCCAAATAATTGAAGATAGGGTAAAATTAGGAGCAATGACCATAACTTGAGTACCAGGTTCAAGAAGTTTAGCAAGTGCTAAAATACCTGCGGAAAGGGATTTTCCTGTACGACGGGCTGATATATGAGTCCAGAAACGATAGTTTTCTAAACCTTCTATCATACCCCACTGACTTTCATTAAACTTTATACCTTTATTCTGACCAATTATAATTTTAGGTAGCAGTTTTTCTACAGGTACTTTAAAAAATTTTTCTTTTGACATTATACTCTAATAACTTTCAATATAGATAATACAAGAGCTGCGGCACCTCCAGTTACAGAACCCACCCATAGTAGTGTTTTTAAACTAATTCTACCAGTTATAGCCATCTCTCTTAAATCTTTAACTTCACGTTGCATCATATCTAAACGACTATCCATCTTCTCAAGTGTCTTGAGCAGCTGGGTATATCTTTCTTCACACACAGCTTCGTGGGTAGATATATCTAGCCTTAGCTTTTGTGTTCTTTCATGTAATGTGTCAATACTAGATTCTATATCCATAATACTATCTACCCTTATATTAAAATAATTATAGCAAGAGTACCAATTTTAAGTTTGGTACTCTTGCTATTTAGAGTTTTAAAATACCCACTTTAATCCAACCATTCCTACAGCAGCAGTATAATTAGATCCTTTATCAAAGCCTGCTTGAACATTAATAAATACATTATTATAAATTTCATGTTTAGCAGTTAGTCGTGCTTGACCGACTGTTTTAAAATCTTTGCTCTGTGTTATTTTTGTTTCAAGACCGATATTTTTATTAAAATCAACTCTAGCTCCTACATATGGACGAGCTTCGAATATTCTATCATCAGTTGGAAGTGTTGATAGTAGTGCTGATCCAGATTCAGATTTAGAATCTATAACCGAGTTAGTTAGTGTAACACCTATTAGAGGTCTTATTCCAAAATATTCTACTGGAGAATATAGTGCCATATCAGCATAGTAATTTTTTGCTTTTACCTTACTAGAGTTTGCTAGAGCAAAAAGTGGTAATGATGTTGTTGATTGGTATTCAGATACATTAAAGCCTAATGAACCTTTTACCCATACATCAGACTGTTTACTTAGTATATAAGCTGTAGCTCCATAAGTTTCAGACTGAGATTGAGAGTTTAAAAATTCATGACTATTTGATTTACTGAATGTTCCAGCTATACCAATAGTATTTTCATCTATAGTTTTCTGTGTTCCAAAATTTATAGCACTTGTTCTAAAAGAACCAGTTGTTTTAGCATAACCTAAAGAAGGTTCAGCCCAACCTCCATCTTTTGTAGAGAGTGGATCTACTATATAAGGATTAAATCTAGTTATAGCAAGAGCTTCTTTTAGGCCAGCAGCAGATACAGTAGCTTTTTGATCTGAAGAAGTTGACTGAACTATATTATCTCTAACAGTAGTTGTGATTACTTCGTTAGTTGTTGAGGATGTTTGTGTAGATGTATTAGTAGTAGAAGTTGTTATTACAGGAGTTCCATCAGTTGATGTTGTTGAATTATCAGAATATGTAGTTACAGTAAGAGGAGTTGTAACTGTTGTAGTAGTTACAGGAGTTATTGTAGTAGATATAGTAGTAATAGGTGTTGTTGCTACATTTACAGTAGTTCTAGGTGTAGTACCAACTACAGTTGTAGTTCTAGTTACTTCAATTGTTTTGGAATTTTTAGCTGCTGCATCGCGAGCACTAGCTGTATAAACAGTAGGAGAAGTTGTTACTGTAGAGGTAGTAACTGTAGTTCCTCTAGTAGAAGTAGAAGTTGTAGTAGCAGTACCATTTGAAGTTGTAGAAGTTATTTTTGGAGTTCCAGGCGCAGTACTTACTACTGTCGGAGTTTGATTTTGTTGTTGAGCAGCACCATTAGAAGCAGCTGCACCATTACCATTAGCACTAATAGTTCCTCCAACAGTACCAGCAACAATACCGCGAATGATATCATCAAGGGCAGTCACATTCTGTTGTTGGGCAGTTGTACCACCTGTATTAAAACGAGTTGAATCAAGCCAGTTGGTATCAGCAACAGTAACAATAGTACCAGTTACACCTTGACCAAGAGCACCTGCACGACCAATCCAGCTCATACCAGAAACTGCGCCATTTCCATCAGAAATAAGAGGAATACCCTTACTGTTTACAATAGCAGATACAGCAGCATAGTTAACTGTAATACCAGCAGTCATATACTTTGTATTGACATTGCTTGACACGTTATTGGTCATTGCAGAATTAGCACCGATAGTGGTAGTACCACCACCTAGATTAGTAATAAGTGCAGCAACTGAATTATTTCTTGACTGACAGCAACCTGGATTCTCAGTGACGAAGTAGGCAAAACCACCATTTGTAACATATGTTTGATAAGTTGTTTGCTCTCCAGCAGTTAGTACTGCTGAGTAGCGTAAATCCCAAACTTGTTGATACGTGCTTGTAACTGTTGGGATTGATGCAATATTTGTAGTTACAGTCACTGTGTGACCTGCTGCTTCAAGACGACCTTTGACGTTATTAGTAACTTGATCGTATTGTGCGTCGATAACTAAAACACTATCTGCTATAGCAGGTGTTATAAATAATGTGGCAATTAGGGAAAGGTACTTAAGGTATTTTAACACTTTAAACTCCTAACAATTGCCACTTTAATTTATGTTACTCTGAATACTCCAATCTTTTAGAGTACCATATGGCAATTGTATACCTATCAGCATGCTTCACTGGTAAGACCTGATGAGTATATTCCAAATCAGCTTTAAAACCAACAAACATGCCTTTTTTAGGTTTTATACTTGTATTTAAATTTTTAAACACAATTTCTCCGCCCTCATAGTTATCATTTAAATAAAATATACCAGAAAAACTACGATACCACATTGGGTGTTTAGTTGACTTATACTCTTCTGGAGCATCATCTTGCCAACAATTATCGGCATGGGGACTCATCGAGTCGCCTTGCCTCCATATAGTAAGTTCTGTATTATCTGGCACACAAAATTCTGAATAGCGCTCACATATATACTTCTGCCCAGCGAAGCGGGCATAGTTTAATATACGTTCTACAGTATTATACGGAGCTTGCATACTTCTATGTAATTTCTTATAAGATACAGTTCTATCTTTAAAAGCTGGAACAACCTGATCTTCATTTTTAAAAGCATCAGGATAGTTATTAGCAAAGCTTAATAGATAATCACAACTCTCTGTTGGTAGTAAGTTTTCCACTACCAAAATTTTATCATTCTGGTAGTGGGACACCTGGTATTACCTCGCTAGTTTCTTGTTGTGTTTGTAGTGCGGCTCTTTTGATATTAAGTGCTTCAATATAATCTGCGCGACTGCTTGAAAACTCAAATATTCCTGTTGCTTGTATCTCATATCTCTTTCTATCTTTAGATATAAAATATCTTATATTTTTATTCTCGTCTAAATAACCATCTTGTATTAGATTTTTAATTGTTCTAAAAAAATATTGATTTGGTAGTTTGTATTTTACACTATAAGAATCCATTTTCCCTCTTTTAAGTTTTAATTATAAACTGCACAATAGTAGCTGGATAAGTTACTGTTAGTGCAGGCACTGATAGCCCAGGAATTGAAAGTCCTGGTATGCTAAGTCCAGGAATTGTTAACGCTGGTACGTTGTGAGTATGAGCTGTAACTGTTAACGATGGAATCGTTAAAGCTGGTATTGAGAGTCCGGGTACGGACACATTCATCGCAGGTATACTAAGCGCTGGAACCGAAAGACCT